AGAAGTATTTGTTGCACTCCAAGTTATTGTAACTTGAGCTACATTCTCCAGCGTACTATTACTCCAAACATCAAAGCCAGAGTTGGTGAGTAGGTTTTCTTTTAATGTACCACCTACTTCATGGATACCTCCAGATTCTATGACAACAGATTTTGTATCAGTACCAGCTTTGAAAACATTAAATTCAAGCCGTCCATCTTCTTCGCCAGCCGTAACATCTGATATTATGCCTGAAATAGTACAGTATCTTGTTACTGCATTACCACTATCAACACCATAAAAGTCAATGAGCCCAATATAATCGTCATCTGCTTCAGATGCGGTTGATGTTTTATGAAACTGAAGTTTCGGAGATGATGCATCAGCATTTGTATTCTCCAGTTTTATAACTGGTTTCCAAGAAGTGCCAGACTGTACATGTAACAATTCGTCAACATTGGAATCAGTTCCAATCCCGACATTGCCGTCTTGTTGAACTTGAAAACGACTTGTTCCTCCTGCTGTAACATCAAATAAACCAACCGTACCTGTAGAATCTGCTCCTTCGATAATAAATATGGGTGAATTTTGAGATGCTCTTTTATCCTCAAATCTAAATGTTCCTCCAGCAGTTGAAAATGAGTCTGTACCTACACTGAAAAATGAATTAACACTACCATTTCCTAGACTTCGCTCAAATGTTGCTCCCTCTGTGCCAACCATATGGAAAAGGCTCCCAGGCCCCGTCGTGCCGATACCGACGTTGCCGTCTTGAAGGATGGTCATTCTATCTACAGCAGAATTATTTCCATCTGGCGTAGTCGCAAAGATAAGCCTTGTTGGTAAATCCGTTCCGTCACCACCAGTAAGAGGGTCTCCATCAACAAAAGCCTTGATAGTTGCTCCTTCTTCAAACCCAGCACCATCAGCACCTTTAAAGATTATGCCACCAAGCAATGTATCATCAACGATAAAGGTGTTTGTGCCAACTGTATTATTTTTACTATGCTGAAGATTTAAAATACCACCGTGAGTAGTAGTAGTGCTATAAGAAGTAATAGTTAATTCAGCACTTGCTGAACCCTTAGCCACTTCAAGAGATGATGAAGGAACAGTTAAACCAATACCGACGTTGCCATTATTTAACGCCATCGTCGCACTACTTGAAGCATAATCATAAAAAATTAATGGGTCATTAGTTACATTACCATCAGCATATATATTCCAATCAATACTATCGCCAGTTGCAAATTTTAATTGAGCATCATTACCTGCTGTAGAAGTGTTAATTTTAATACATGCATCCCCAGGCGCTTTTACTTCTAATTCTTCATCTGGGTCTGACACTCCAATCCCCATTTGTATGCCATCCATATCAAAAACAAAATTCTTAGAATCTCCCCATTTTAATGAATAAGCATTTGCTGAAGTATCCCACCATAAACCATACGTATCAGTTCCCCCTTCCATTCCAATGACCATACCAGTTGTGTCATCATGTACTAATTTAGAACCACTCGCCATTGTTATTTCACCACCGGAGGTGATACGCATTACTTCTGATTGAGAAGCATCCCCAGTTGTCGTATAAAATAATAAATCTGCATGATTATTAGTGGTATCCCAATAGCTACCACGAGAATTTATTGCTTCAATTCTTGCTCCTATTGTAATAGTACTACTTGTATCTTCTGCCCCTCCAAACTCAATTACCCCAAGTCTATGACCAGTACCCATTCCAGCACCATCATCACTAAAAAGTCTTAAATGTCCACCTTGAGTTGCACTACTTGCTGTAGAATCTTTAATCCATACTTGACCATCTACCTGTTCATCATATGTATATGTAGTACTACCATCAATAGTTAAGTCACCATCAATAGTTAAATCGCCTGATATTGTGCCGCCAGAAGTGGAAAGTCCTTGTCCTGCGTATAATGTGTTTAATATAGCCATTTCATCACCCCCTACATCTTCACTACACGTAGTTCACAAGTAGAAGAACCATCAGTAGCTAAATAATTAAAATAGATTGTATTGCCAATTCCTCTAGGTATCTTGATAAACGATAATCCACTAGCAAGTTTTAAAGCATCTGCTATGACTAGTGTTGCTGTACTTGTGTTATGAAAATGTATGTATATTTCAGCAGCTGGAGTTAATCCAAGAGTATGATATCCTGAAACGTCTATATTCTCTGGTGTACCACCAGATACAGGTGCATCAGTTACATTTGTTATTAAATCCCAAACTGCAGCAGTATCTGTATTTAAAGATTCGTGTGCTCTGTGTTTTTGTAGGTTTGCCATTCTATTCTCCTATTATTTTAGTCTGTCTTGCGGGGCGAGAATGCTCCCTATACAGACTTGTTATTAATTCTCAATTTACATCATCTTATCGTAAAAAACTAAAACCCTGGACCCTATATGTTCCCCATCTCTTACTTGATTGATGTTTCTCTGTTATTCTTCTAAATTCTCTCATAAAATATTCTTTCATATCGATCTGACCAGCATCCTCTGCATACTTAGCTCTAACATAGTATACAACCGCATTAGCCAGGTATCTTGGTATATCTAGTTCATCTGCTTCATCATTAAGAACATTTACATCTGTAAGTACATATGAAAAATCTCTGTATGCTTTATATATATTGATATCAGACTGGCTACTTTCAGCCACTAAAGCTGCATCTGCAGAATATTCATTATCCAATCCAGTAGAATATGATGTAGCATCAGCTGAATTAACCACTGCATATCTTGTGCCAAGTGTTAATTTACTTGATGCTGCAGTTGCAGATGTTGAAACACTACCTATAGAAAACAATCCATTATTAGCTTCATCATTACTTCCTGATATAAAAACATAATCACCAGCAGAAAAATAATCAGCAAGATATAAACTTCCACCACTTCTGCCATATACTTCTTCACTAGTATTAAAATCTACATTCTGATCTTCCCAATAAGGTAAAGTTTCAGGTACTTTAGTATATGTTACAAGCTGACCTTCAGTACCTGCTGTTTGAACTTTATGTAATCCATTCCATCTAGAGTTTCCCCCAACCACTATATAATCTAAAGATTGTCCTCCTGTATCTCCAGAAGAACCTGAAGTAACTGTACTTTCTGGGGATGACGACCAATTACTTATAGTGGATCTTCTTGCTCTTAAGAATGCTAAATAACCACCTATAACTGTCCATCCATTTACATAAAACTTATTTACATCAACTGCAGCATTGGAAGAGACCATATACTGAGGACTATACACATATTGGAATTCTAGACCATGTGTAATGCTCTCCTTCGGACTTTTCCATAATAAAGCACCTTGAGATCCAAGATCATTCAGCCCTGGTTGTGAGAGAGTCTGACCACCAGAAAACGTCCAATCCTTCTGGACAATAGCAATCTTGTTGCCCTTTACATAATATGCATATTCTTTACTAGTTGCCATCTGCATCCTTTCTTAAAGGTTCACCGATCATTCTCGGTATAGACCTATATTCATCATCAACATTTAGATGATTCTTGCACCTAATATCTATTACCTTTATCATATCTTTTGGAAAGCTATAAAACCTTTGATCTTTAGTTATATCAATCCTTTCCGTAGTAACATGAGTTTCAGAGATCATATTCATCTCTTCAAGAGCATCCTTGATATAAGCTACAGCTCTTCCAGTATCCATAATACCAGCTCTTTCCATTATTTCCTGTACTTTCATCTTCTAGCCGCTCTTTGTTGTGGCTGAGAAGGAGGTGTTGGAGCCATCATAACAAAAGTTTGAGTATACTGCTGAGAAAGTATCTGATGCCTAGCCTGCATCCATCCATAATCTGTAGTATTACCTGCAAGTTGAGCTTGATATGCCTGTACATAAGCAGTAATCTTTTGTATCTGTGCAATAGCTAATTCTGTATCTTCCTCATCTTCTATAAAGTGTCCTGTTGTACTCCACCATTGATCTATTTCCCCTTGATCTAAACGAACATCAATAGTATTATCATCATCTAATATAGATACATCTGTTAATTCAATAGGGGCTGTACCATCTCCTGATACAGTTGGAATACTCTTTGCAGACATTGCACTTTCAAGAGATTTTATAGCTGCATAGATTACTACAAGATATACTTTGTCATTTGGAAACCATTTTATACCTGTACTAGCATGATCTAATGCAGTACCATCTGTTTCTTCAGGTGAATTATTAATATAATAAACCTTAAATGAATTAGGATTTGAGCCAGGAGCAGGAAATACACTAATCAAACCATTATCTCCCACCATATATGCTGGATAAAATTTTGATGAAAAATGTAAACTATCAACATCTGTTACAATATGTTGTAAAGATGGAGATATTACTCTGCATGGCCTCCAATTATCACTGGTAACACCATCCTCTCTTATAACAGAAATAATATCAGCACCACTTAGATCTAAAGATGCATTAGCTGTTTGCTCAGCACTTACCCTCGAAAAATCATTTCTATCCTGAGGTCTTAACTTGACAACCTTACTAGTAACATCAATAACACCATCATTTAAAAATGTAGAAAATTCAGATCGACTAGGGGCAGTAGAACTAGCATCTATAGTCAAACCTGTTAATCCCATTACTTGTGATTGAAAATCTGCCATATTCTATGCTCAAGAAAAGAGAAGGCTACCAATATAACAGAAAGGAAGCAAAAACTACACTAAGTAGCCTTCTCAAATCTATCTCTTTATATCGAGTTATTATACCTCGAATTTCAGATTATACTATAGTAACATGAGCTGAATCATGTATCATGCCAGAAACATAAAAGTTGCTGCCATCACATAATAATTCAACCCAATCCCCAGCAGCTGCTCCGTTAATAAACGAAAGCACATCAACACCACTTTCTGCTGATTGCTCTGCTGCTTCAGAACCTGCTGCAGAAACAGCCATGCCTATTAAGGTATCTTCAGTACTATCTGGTTCTATCGTAATTGCAAAACTGCCAGCAGTAGTTATTAAGAATTTAGCATTCCAACCTACTCCAGCATCTGCTGCTTTTGGCAACGATATTGCAAACGCAGAACTTTGAGTTATGGTAAACACTTTACCACTATCACCAGTAGTAAGGGTTTTTGCTGCTGATATATTTTCAACAAAATGCCCTTTACCATATCCAGCTTGTCCACCTAACTTAGCCATTAGTTACCTCCTTACACTAACTCGATACTTACAGCATCGATTCTTACTTCATTGTCAGCATGAGCAACGCTCCAGTCAACATTAAGAGCTACAGCTAAAAGACCTGTTGTGTCCATAGAAGTCAATGCTGTTGTAGCCATAACAACCGTTGCTCCTAGAGCATCGGTTCTGATTTCACTGATTGCAGTACATGTTCCACTGCTACCAGCTGCTGTACAATGAACGTCAGCCCAAGCATATACTACATCATTATCAGAAACATCAAGAGCTACGCCAGTAGCAATAGCTGTACCTCCAAAGTTAAGAACAGGTGTTAAGGTATCTGAGCTGTTACTATCAACAACTGTACAGTAGACCTTAATTCTCACAATATCACCCTTTTCTAGAGTATTAGCTGGGATTTGATATGAGAATAGGTCTGCAGCAGTTGTTGTATTTTCATGTTCACGCCCAGTACCAGCTTCAGCGAACAATTTCTGAGATAGTGAGTTATCTAACTTATTTTGTCCATACATTAAATTAGCCATTGTCTACCTCCTTATGTCCAGATAGCATGGGATTCGGCCATTGACCATTCCATGCCAGCTTCAGTTAAGATTTGATCTACTCTACGGTCGACTCCAGAGTTCTCTAAAGTTTGAACTCCCACGTAGACTGAAGTATCACGATTGATGCCATTACCAACTAAAGGTCTGTAAGCACAGTTCTTCATATTGATACCAAGCATTTTAATACTTGTACCATCAAGATGAACATTTCGTGCAACCTGCATATCACCATACACAGTTGAGATTGTACTTATATCAACACCAAAGACCTTCTTTTTGCCAGTCAATGACATATCAGCACTTAAGTTAGAAGATACTTCAAGATTATTCTTAAAATACCCACTTAACTTATGAAGCCAATTATACACTGCTGTACTACAGAAGAATACCGTTGCTTGACTATTATTGTATCTTGGATCCACATAACTTGAAAGATCATCAAGAAAATCATCCTGAGTCTTAGTAGCAATAGCTAAACTAAATTGGTTACCATAGTTACTAATGTAGTCTACTGCACCTTGAGTATATTGGATACTACTACCATCTGAATACTGAGATCCAAATAGTAATGATGTTTCAATATCCCACTTGTGCTCAATCAACTTCTCCTTCCAAACACGTGCCCACTCATTTGGTTCAAACTTCAATACTGTAGCTCTGGCCGTATTGGTCATTGCCATTGAAGTCTTCCAAATTTGAGTAAGTCCATGATTAGATGAGTAAGGTTGATCCACCCAAGTCTCTGGAAAACCAGTACCTTCGGCAAATGCGCTACCTATTACATAAGAACGATTAGCTTCTAACTCACTATGTATCACTCTATCTGATACCTGTGCATCATCATCAGTTGCTGTTCCAACACCACCAGGAGATGGAGTATCATTATAGAAAGATGAAAACTCTAAAGCACCACTGTCATATTTGACAAGAGATCCTTCAATAGCTACACACTCCATTGAAACACTAGCAGCAGTCTTGGAAAGACTATCAGTAACAGTATCTACTCTGATAATCTGATACCCTGAAGTACCAGTACCTGTTGCACTAGCTTTACCAGGAACCTTAACTAACTGTCCAGGTAAAAAGAACTTTGGCCTCGTATTACTAGCACCAACATCATAGTTGTTAGTATTCTCATTGAAGACATTCTGTATGTTACCACGATTATCATAGTCAGTAGCCATGTACAACTTCATTGGTTGACCTACTGCGGACACAGCCGCACCTGTATCTGATCGTTGCATTGTTGACTCAACAAATGTATCTGCACCACCATCTACTTGACCTATAACATAAGCATAACGCTTATGATACGAAGGACGCTTCTCAGAAAACTTAAACTGAGGATCGTCTGTCGCTTTTTTTGCCACCTTACTTACGAATCTAAAGAACGGATCTTGAGGGATCGCCAATTCAGATACTCGGCTACCAAAGTTATACCTTCTACGTATATCTCCAGTAGCTAAACCACTTGAGTCACCTGGGCCACGCCCATCAAAATCCGATACAGAAAGATCAGTATTCGGTGTTATGACCGATAAAAAATCAGACATATCGAACTCCTATTTTTAGCTCGAATAAACTTTAAGCCGAAATGGCTCTATAAACTAAATTTACCCGAACAGGTTGTCTAAATCGCCATCCAGACCTAAGATTCCATCAAACACTGCGTTATCTGGATTCTTCTCTTCGGCCTGGCTGTTAGCTCCACTAGCGGTAGGCGGTATGTTCCTAACATTCTTCATCTGGGTAAGCATGTCATTCTTTGTAGACTGGACAACATTTGCATTAGCCTGATCACGATTCAACAGATAGTCAATATCGTCAAGTGTAAGAACATGATTTTGTGCAGCTTCCTTAAATGTAGAAAACTGTTCATCACTCATGCCTCTCTTTTCCTTGAATTCACTTTCCATTGATTGTCGTTTAGCTTCCTGCTGCACTTTTGCAGCATTAGCTTTTTCAGCCTGATATATCTGTCCTACTCTATGCTGAACAACTTTATCTACTTGAGCATTCAGAACTTTTGCTGAATCAGAATCTGGATCTGTCATTGCTTCTTGAGAATCAAAAACAAAATCTTCGTCTAATCCCAACTGTTCCTGTACGCCCTTCGGAGTATTACCTCCATTTACCAGATAGTTACGAACATGTTCAACCAATCCGCTATCATTTTTCATTGCTTCAAGAACAGGTACAAAAGGTTCAACCTCTTTATACTGCTCTCTCAGCTTAACGGCTTCTCTGCTACTGTCTTGGTAGCGTTTCTTGTAAGGATTACCGTCATCATCCCAACCCACATTGTTGGAGCCAACAGTTTGCTGTTGAGTTACCTGTTCGGTGTCAACTTTCTGTTGGGTTGCCTCAGTGTTACTATCGGCAATTACGCCATTTACATCTTCTTCTAGAGCTTCAAAAAAGTCCTCAGAGGAGCCAAGAACCTCAGCTTCAACTTCATCAGCTGTAGGGACTCCTGGGTTGCCTGCTGTTTCTTCCATTTTTATTACCTTTACTCATTTTAATGTTACTGCTTTTTATTACCACTCTGCAAATCTTTTTTTACAAATTGTAATTCTCTTGATAGATCTTTCTTTGTAGCGTCTACCTGATTGACCATTACATTCTGTAAAAGTTTCTGTTTTGCCTCTGTTGAGCGGTAAGAATCTTTTAGATCGCCTTTAACTTCCTCTTTCTTTTTGGTGATCTCCATTTCAGCTTGCATCACTTTACCCTTGATTCCAGCCTGTACTAACTGTCTCTCAAGAGTCTCAATAGTGCCGTCTTTGTCCTTCATTGCTTCCTGCAATTGACCTAACTGTCCCTGTAACTGAGCATATAAACTCTTACGCTTAGCTATCTGTTCCTTATTCCGAACATCAGTTTCAGCAAGAACTGCTATATCATCTATAACTCCAAACTGCAGAAGTTCTTTTAATTCAGCAAGATACGCCCACCTGTTTACTGGAAGTGTAGAACCAGCCACTATTCTGACATCAAACTTGGCAGCCGAATAGTCCATTGACTTTCCAATTGCCTGTCCCATATCATTATAGATAGGAATATTAATCTCCTGCTGACGCTCTTCCTGAATAGCTGATGGTTGTATAATCCTGAATCTTTTATTAGCTGAGTATACAGATTGTGATATCTGCATAATAACTTTCCCCAACTGTCTTAAAGCTGGTTCTATAGAATGCTTCATCCACTGTTTAATTCTCCTGGTCCCATACTCATCCAATGCAAGCATCCCCCTGAAAGTTTCATGCTGTTGCTGTGTGTCTCCCTGCATTGACGAATAAATCCCAGCCAGATATTCCATGTCCGCTTTTCCCTGCTGAACAATAGAGAAGAACGCATTTGACAATGGAGCTGGCATAATAGGAGTTGGACGCTCAGATCCTGGTCTTGTTGGAAGTAATGCTCCTGGCGAAGAGGAATACTGCTCCCACAGTTCTGGATCTATTGATCCTTCCTCATACATCCATCTTAATGATGAACCCAGAGATGCATTATGCACCATTATCTGATGAGACTTATTTATTTCTTTCTGCTTTCCTACAAGAGGAGCAACTGCAGATATTGGATATGGAGTTCCAGTCCATTTATAGTGAAACGGAATCAATGGATAATCAACTATATTTTCTGGATAGACAACTTCACTCAGCAATTTATCTCCTGCACATATTGTCTGCCTTATCCTCGTTCCATAAAACTGTACACTGTCAACTATAGACTGCTGAAAAGTTTTATCCTTAAGCAATATATTATATTCTTTTTCTGATATAACCCTATTCTCAATCTTAGATGCTTCTGCCTGCAGTCTGCTCATATATTCTTGCTCTGCAGCTTGTAACTGCTGTTGCATCATATCCTGAGCTTTCTTCATCTCAAGTTCATATCTTTCAGGAATCATCTTACCTAATTTAACAGCTTCCTGCATCTGTTTGTCTTGTTCCATAAGACCAACCTGCATTTCAGCGGCCATTTCCTTCATCTTTACCTGAACTTGCTGTTGAATAGCTTTCAACTGTTTCTTATTTGGAGGAATCCTGTAAAATACATTTACATAGGAAATCTTTATCTTTTCATAAAGCTCAAACAGCTCTAATGTTTGTTCCTGCTGTCCAGTAGCATCTATTCCTACATCCTCTGCAGTAGAATCTGAACTCAAGAATAATTTCTGCTCACTATCTGCGATAGCTCTCTCTGAAAAGGAATGATCTCCATCTAATGATGAAGCTTTATTTATCTTCCTCTTATATTGAGGAAAAAGCTTTACAACATGACTTTTAGGAAGAACTTTTCTTATAAGAACATAAGATGCATCCCTGAACATCATATCCCTGGACTTTGGATCCACATAAATATCGAAAGGCTCTGGCTGCTGAAGTATAACCTCTCCCATTCCATTATCCTTGTCTGTATCAACAGTAACAAGGATATAGCCTATAGATTTACAGATAGCATCATTGATTGCATTTGAATAAAGTGCAGAACCATCTGAAAGATGCCAGATATAATCAGAAAGATCTGAAAATACTGCCGCAACATCAGAATCACTCCCCTCTACACCAATAGCCTGCCATCTGGGATTATTAGCAGTAGCATAGAAGTTCAACATCTCAACAACAGGCAATATCCTGTTAATTGTAAACGTAGGCATCCCCTGGTCTTGAAGAGAAGTCTTCTCATTACGAGACAATTGCTCATCATGAGCAAACTCATACCCTTTCTGGTTAACATACTCCCACTGGCTTCTCGTCCAGTTATTAGAGAGATTGTACAATTCTCTTATTTGGTCTGCTTTTTTCTTCTTAGGCATTATTTCTTAACTTTCTTTGCTTTATGTCTCTCCCTAACTGGGTGAGGAGTTCCTTCAATTGGTCATATATGATATGTATCTGAAGGAGCTTTCATTGGTGCACGATCACGCTTATCATGACCAAATATATCCATTCTCTTCTGAGCCATTAGTATGAAGGTTCTGTAGCTCTCCTTCTAGGATTAAGAATAGTATCCTCATCAAATTCTATTCTATCCATATCCCTACCCAAACGATTCCTTCCTTCGTTTATCTTTAGTGGGTATTTACCTTTATAAGCTTCGCAATCTGCTCTTTCTTCTGGATCTATGATTGCAGCGCATTCTTCTTTTCCTGGCATTTTATTTTCCTCTTTTAGTTATGGGAACACACTTGTTCCCTACTCGTTTCTTACCTGGAGGACAAGTATTATACTTTTTCCTTGTATCTCCAGTCTTTAGTTTACTTGTATCCTCTACAGATAAATCCTTAGTTGTAATTATATCTGCCATTACTCACCAGGTATCTTAGATTTAGTATCTCCCTCTGGAAATAAATCTTCATCTCCAGGTAAAAAATCAAAAATCTGATCATCTGTTCGTCTTATATCCTGTTTTGGAAATCGACTGCTTCGCCCACCACCCATATAATACTTCCTATCTCCAAAATCTACATCTTTGGCAAAGTCTTCATCAAAATTCGATAACTCAGGAAATTGTTCCATTATTTCCAAAGCTCCCTTGATTTTCTGCCTCTCTGAATAATCAGCATTTACTCGATAATTTGGATTTCCTGTTTCATTAAAAACCCTTTGGCCAGGATAGGCAAATCCAAAATCCTCTTGATCTCTTATGTCTTGTATAGTTTGCCTTCCATCTTTTCTAGTCCGTATAAATTTTCGCAAAAAACTTCTAGCTTCTGTTACAGCAGCTCCAGGATTTTTGAACCTATCTCCTTGAGGTTCATCATATCCCATCATTGTTTCCCACCGTCTAACCATATTACGAGACGTACCCCATTGAGATTGACCAAGTTCCACATTTGTCCAGTCAATATCTTCGTCCGCTAAATGTCCTCCTAAATACCGTGGATTAATCTCTTTTTTTTCCTGTGGTGTCATTTCATCATAACCTTCACCACGAGAAAATTTTGAAGGAAAGTATATTCGGTCATTTTCTTGCAAAAGATCAACCTCACCTTCGTAATCATATCCCTCCGAATATATCTCTTCATATTGTTCAGTATCTGAATTCCATTCAAATACAGCTTTTGTGTTTATTCTCATCTTATTTCTCCTTTAAGCTACTACCCAGTCTTTTGCTCTTGGTTTCTTTTTATACCACTTACCCTCTTTATCCTGACCTGCAGCCATGGGAGGATTGGCAAACTTGACTGCATAGGCAAGAGCGTCTATGGTATCATCGTGTGCCATTCTTGGTCCAAATGTTGTTATCTCTCTATGCAGATCATACTGAGTCTTCTTAATATGTATTTGCCCTATAGAAAATCTTTGAGCTAATATTTCCTGTATCCTGTCTCTTTTGCTCATCCTATTTCCTGGCTTTTCTGCTTTATACCCAATAGAGAAATCATTTCTCCTTCTCATCTCAGAATTGAGTGCCTGGAATATAGGTTTGCTCATTGTTGTATCTTCAACTGTAAATAGACTCGGTTTGTAACTCTTGGCATACTGGAACATATAATCTACTATACCAAGCTTATGTTCTCCTGGTATTCCCAATACTGGTATAGACTGCTTACGTATATAGTCAATAACATAAATATTATTATCTGGAGTTACCGCTACAGCAATAATGACAGAGAAGTCTGAGTCTCTTCTTGCTGAATCTGTTGCAGGATCAACACCTACAAACACATTGCATGGCTGGTATCCTTCATTATTTGCATCTATGAATGAAAGTCCAGTCTCCTCGTCTATATAGAACTTACCATCCCAGTATTTGATATGATCCCTTGTAAATATTGCATCTTCAGCACTCTGCACTTCCATCATATATTCCTGATAGAACTTCTGCGGAGTGCCAGAATCCTGATAAAACTTCTTTTTTCTCTCCATTTCCTTCATTCCGAACCAATCAGGCCATAGAGGAGTACCATCTTCCTGCAATGCCTTATATGTTATCACTTTCCAGCTAAATTCCTCTCTCCTCTTCACTGATTGCTGATGTCCGACAAGAATCTTCTGGATAAACGAATCATAATGTACTGGAGTCCCATTTATCCTCAATCTTCCTGTTTTTGGTTCCAATGCAGGAAAGACAACTGCTGTAACAAGATTCGAGATCTTCGAGCGGCTTTCAGGTGTAATAGTATTATTCTCATCTTCAAAATCATCCAGTACAATGAGATCGTACCTTTTGTGTAGTTTTGCTCCACCTCTTATACCAGAAAGATTAGATTTTGAGATAAGTTTGCATCCATTGGTAAGTTCAATATCATCTTCAGTCCATTTCTTTCCTTTTAAATCTCCAAAATAGTATCTTACCTTATCATTATATTCAATATGATACTTAACATAATCAAGGTTAGGGACAGAAATCTTTGAACTTGCCGCCACCCAGCCATAAAACAATGGCTCTTGAGTAAAGACAAAGTCATGAATAATACTGCACTTAGTAAGAACAGTTTTCCCATGCCCTCTGGGAAGAATGACTGCCAACTGTCTAATACTTGTATCATCAACTGCATCTGCTACCTCATAATGAAAAAAAGGGGTTTCACTCCGTCTAAAGTCATCTGGAAGAAATAATTTGCCAAATGCTATCAAATCCTCATGTGCCAGTTTTAACTCTTCTTCGGCCTTACTTACATTCTGGGTATTAATATTCATTTATCTTCTTTTAAGAATCTCTGGTAATTTATCTGCATTTACTTTAAATTTTTTAAATCTTTCCATTGGATTTTTAGTAATTTTGAAACTTTCCTTACCGACAAGTGATGCTTCAAAATCTGCAATTTTCTGTCTCAGTAGAGCTTCTTCAGCAATCTCTGCTTTGGTCATTCCATATTTTGCAATTCTTGCTTTTTCCTTTTCCCTTTGAATCTTCCAAAACGATTCAAATGCTTCTGGTGATTCTTTACGTAATCTATTCATAAGTTTTTCATACACTGGACCTTGAAACTCAGTAGGAACCTTTACTATTTCTTTATTTATTGTCTCATATAATTTTAGATCGGATTTAGTTATAAATGATTTTGCAGATTGCCCAGATAATGGTTTTGGCTTTATAAATGATCCTCCTGCAGCAAATAAAAACAGACCATCCATCCATTTTGATATTCCTCTTGGTACCTTCATCCCCATAAATTTTCCAGTTGGAAACCATGCTGACTTTTCACCATCCTCAGTTAAGTCAACTTCATCTGTTGCTGTAACTACATTCATGGCATCAAATGCTTTATCGTCACCATTTGGCATAACTACTCCTCAATACTATCTCCGTATTTCTTCTTTAAATACTTGACAAACTTCTTTTCATTCTTACTAAAGTCAATGTAATCACTTAAACTGGTACTTAATAGTGATAACCCCGAAAACATGTAGTCTAAACGCTCATTTACACCCTTTATCTCACGAATAATGTCGTGTTTGGACACAATCTTACCGTTTTTCATACTGGAATGTGCAAAATATGCAGTTTATTTACAAAAACAATCTTTTTACTATTAGTATCCACCTTGACCACTGGTATCTGGAGGTGTTTCCTGCATACCTTCCATCTCTGACTGCATAATATACTTCTCTCCATGTCTATCCTTTAATTCCTGCATCTTTCTTTCAGGTGTCCAGTAATACTTATCATAAAAAACATTTATAGCTTCAATAGTATTTCCTCCATAAAACCCATCTACCTTCAAACCCTTATTTTCAGGATAATATTTTAGAAGTTTCTGAAGTGTTGTTACATTTGCATTAGTCATACCACCTTTTTCCTGGATAACCTGATATGCATCATGTACTTTTTTACTATACTTATCTGTTAACGGCATTTTATTCTCCTCTTAAATATTTGTTTATTTACCTGATCAGCCACTTTCTATTTCCTTAGGTCTTTCCACTTCTTCCAGCTGCTTATCACTGAAGCCCTGGAACTGTATACCAGTCAACTGTGTAAGTCTTGCAGAAGACTTATCCTCGAGATCTAATATGTCGGACAACTTGAAGAGGGCCTTCAATTTGGTATCATCCTTCTCAGACAGATCCGCAACTGCCTTTATTCCTTCAAGGACAGTCTCCTGCGTAATTCCTAATTTTTCCAGTATCGGCTCTAATTCTTTCTTCATTGCTTTCCTTATTCTAGTATATTTGATTAATTCTGAACTCTTAAAATTTGCGTAATGCGGATCATTGGTGGGAAAAGCCTTTATGTAAGCTTCTACTGGACTCATCCCAGATGCAACATAATCTACAAAGAGAACCTCATACTTGTTTAAATTCTCCCTGGTAGCGGTCTTTGGGTTAGATCCGCTTATAGTGTAAATATTCTCCCTTCTGGAAGTATCCATCTTTACATTAACTGGATATGTGCCAGTACAAGTCCTGTAATAGTGGATAGTCCTCTTCCTTCCTTTACTCTTTGAAAGACTTCCTTTCCTTAAAATCTGTACATAGCAGTCATCATCTGCCTTTACCCAGTCACCTTCCTTAGCTTCTCGCCAATCAGCTACTGGTTCTATATCCTCAGGCAGCTCATCAGCATCCTCGTATACACAGTGCGGCTGATTCTTGATGAAGTAGTGTCTCATAGCAAGCGTAAGCGGTTTGTTAAGTTATTGCTACTTCCATTGTACCCAATACCATAGCTTCCAATATATCTTCCTCATCCATGAGGTCTATTTTACTTACGCTAATACCAATATCCTCTTCTTCGATCTCTTCTGAAATCTCGTAGATCTCGTCATTTGCACTGTTATAGGTTATCTTAAGCGTGTATATCCGCATATTTCAAGTTAAAAGATATTTATATAATTGACAAGTATATGTACTTATCCCTGAACAGGAAAACCTGTTTTCTTGGATTTCATGCCTTGTTCTTACTCAGAGCCAGTACCATTTATAGCCTAAGCTAAGCTCTGTCCATGCTCTGCTTTATAACAAGGATAGTTTCGGCAATATCGGAGAAAACTCAAGGAAATTGTATGCCTGTCTATTCAGGTATTCCTCTGAAATCCGACTTCTGACCCCTAAGGCAGAACTAATGCTAGGGTACCTTCTGGGTGATTCGTTTGTCTTTTTGGACATCTGATTGCCAACCAAATATATATTAAATGACTAACCGATGCAAGTTTTAAAAATTGTAGGATTTTAGTGTGTGGCTTTATCACTACACCGTACCCCTATGATAGGGGTTTTCACTATCGTTTTTTCGTTATTTTTGATTTAGTTTTTTCGTTTTTTCGTCTCTTTTCTAATAACTTAGGAGGTTACTATGAAAGAACTACTAGCAATAATTGCTAAAGCTGCAACACAAGCAGGACTACAAGCTCTACGGCTCATTGAGCCTACTGATTACGAGCTGATGGTTGAATGTGGTCTGATAAATGCACCAGTTCATGAAGCTACTGAAATGCGATATAAGCTGGCACGTATAGCTGATACATTGGCTACACAAATGCCTGGTCCAGCAGGACGCAATTGGGGTAATGTAGCATTTAACCTGAATCCAGCAATGGGTAACAGTCAACGTGTTAACAGATCCTATCAGCGTTAACCTAAAGGGGCTCTACTGTATGTATCCCCTTTTTTTAACCCTATTATTGTTCATTGTTTGTACCATAATTAGCTGATACTAGACATTGATAGTCATGTCATAGATATTAGTATATATAGGTATAAACTTATACCAAACAAATGACCATACAGCTCACCTACAGGATTGAGAGGTTGTGATACCTTGAAATATCCACGGTGGTCACGTTAAGCATTTGAGATAACCACAGTTATTTCTTATGTGAACTAAGAGTAATGTATTCAATGGTTCTGTGAGACTATTGGATAACAGTGCAACACTGTACTCCGAAGTGATGGTGGGGTAAACACGATAATGTTTGCTCCTGCAAATGTACGAAAGCACAACACGTGGCTGTATCCTACAGTAACAGGACATGTGTAATATGTTAGTAGATACTGTGCCCATCATTACTGAAGTTTCACCTTTACAAAGGATCACCTTGACATGGTGTAAAGGCTTTTGACTAACGATCCTAGTGTCCTCCTCTTGGGACTATAAAGTACAAGTGATATATTCTAGTGTAAGTCGTGGGAACGCTCTAGGTAGAGTTGAGAGGGGATCTCTCATAAAATAAGTGAGTCTGCAAGTCCATCTCGCCAATGGGTAGCTGCAGTAGACACATCGAGCTTTGATCAAGTTTCGGTGAGTGATGAAGGATTTGATCACCTGGAGACGTTGAAAGGACGTTGGTGCAGTTGATACACTAAGATGCCTACACTGTAATATTTTAACCATAAATTCTTGAAGGGAGGATATAATATGAGTCCTATTAGTTATACCAGTTGTATATTATCTAATGGCTTAAAAGTAGTCAATTTCTCATCTCCACATCCATTTACATTTGATACTGGTGAAATATTACCAGCATGTCATAAAGAATGGGTAAATAAGATGTCTCTTGATATTACAGAAACTGAAGAACCATGGAATGGTAGTCATTCTATTACTGATGTCAAGTTACATGTATCAATTCCAAAGTATGTTCTTGGTGTTTTAGAAAGATTAGAAACCAATGGTGATATTGATGTAGTAATTATTCCATTTATGTTATTACAAGCATTAAAAGATAGTGGACATTCTTACAAGAAATGTCGTGTCATCAGATTAGTAGACAGAGTAACAAAAATCATACATTCTAATAAATTCTGTATTTAGAAGAACTCTGGCCCACAAGGTATTTGTCGGAGCTCTCTTATACTAAACTCTCTTTATTGTCAGCATAGTAGTTGACAGTCGCTATGGGTGAAAGGAAGTAGTAAGGAGAGAACTGTCAAATTTTTAACAATAAAGAAAGGAAGGTGTATTTTCAAACGTGAAACTAAATATTATGAATGGAAAAAACCAGGAAGTTTAAAAGATGATCATCGTATTCCAATACAATATGATTTACCAGAAAATCGTCATATGACACCTTGGGAGGAAAGAGTATTTCCGAATCACAAAGATTTAATTGAGATTGATGCTGAAAGATATATTCTTTTAATAAAAAGTTGGGGTCGTAAATTATACAAAGAGTTAAAGAAGGTCCCACCTCATCGTCAATGTGGATGGTGTAAGGAAGAAGGTTATCCAATTGTATATATGGGCGATGGTGCATTATACTGTGGTTCATGTATGGATGACGAAAAGTGAAAATATTATCAAAATTTATTAGGCACCCAGAGTCATATCAATCTTAAGCTAGAGAGTTATATTAAGCCATAGACTCAGTTAGTCGCTGAATAGACTGCTATGGACTTGTATAAACATAGTGATTGACGTCTACTCATCTTGATGACTGGGCGAACTTGGATGCCTAAACTTTGGCGAATTATATTACTTTCGACAACCAAGATTGGATATAATGAGAATGAGTAGTAGCTAGATACGCAAAAAGCCATTAAGTGGATAACTCCGAAAGGGTAACTGGTCTCATTTTCTGCCAAAACTATGACGAAAAGTAAAAGTGTGGCTACAGGGCAAACAAGGCTGATTAGGTCAGATGAAAGTCCAAGTGCACAGCCATAACTGTTCAGGATTAAAGCTGTTAAAGACCGAAAGGCGACAGAACTCTTGCAAGGGGCTTTTCGTCTAAATTAAGAAGGGAGATATAATGAGATGTCCTTATAAACATAAGTATCAATTAGTAGATTGGGCTACAAAGAAATTTAGAATATCCAAGTTTCGTGCAAATAGGTATAGTAAGAAAGTATTATATGCTATTTGGTATAACTATAAATAAGAAGGGAAAAATATGATAGAAAACAATAATATGTGGGAGGATGAAGAAGAAGGTGAAATATTTGAGACAATACCTGAAGGAGTAATGACAAATCAGCATAAGCTAAAAAAAGCTTTGATAAAAAAGGCATTATGGCATAAAACAAAAGATGGTGAAATTATTTATATCACTAATATAACAGATAGTCATCTAAACAATCTTATTAAATACTATGAAACTAGGAGAGCTATATTGGATGTAAATATGTCTAGTATAGATACTCATGCTTGGGATGACGCAATTGAATCTCCTATTGAATATGTACTGTTAAAAGATAGTTCATTATTTCATACTATAAAATATGATTTATTCGTAAAGGAAAGAAAAAGGAGAAGGATATGATAGAAAACAATAATAT